TCTGCTTATTCGTGTTTGAAAAATACCAATAGATCTTGCAAGAGTTCCAGATTTTATTGTTGCATAAATCTTACCCATGTTGTTCGGGGCTCTCATTCCTTTTTTCTTTTTGGGTGTTCGATATACAACAAAATCTTTACCCATCGGCTTTGCTGCTGCTCTCATTGTCTTAACAATAATTTTAGCAGGGGGCTTAATTACTTCACGAATAATTGCTGCATCATTGCCTAATGCTTTTGCAATATTTTTAAATGCTAATGCTAATTCATTTTGCCCTGTTACATTTACTTGTATGTCTATTCCTGATCCCATTAATCCTCGCCTGATTCATTATCCCGTAAGGTTGTTACTAATCTTATAAATCTATCTCGCCCCTCAAATTCTTGCACCCCTGTTATATAATAATATTTTGTAATGCCTTCAGTTGGTACACATGCATCCACAGGGTATGCGATTCTGTAATCATAAGAATTTATTGCTTTTGCCTGTGTTCCCATATTTCGAATATAAAAAAACACTTTGTCAATTTCGCTGATCTGCTCATTTTTATCTGTTTCTTTTACACTTTTCCATTCAATAAAAGCAGATACGCAAAATGCTACCACTGTTCCCCATTCTCTAACCCCACCACCTAATGCATCTCGTACTGTTGATGCTTCCTCAATCATTATCTTTCTGTCTAATTGCCCTATTGCTAACATTTTCCTAAAGTTTGTATTTTATACGGATTCATTAAATATCTTGCTGTCATCGGTATTGTTCCGACACTCCTGCCCACAATTATTTCTTGTCTATTCTCATACATATTGCCGATTAAAATTAATCCTGCTTGTTTTAACTGATCTGGAATTGTTGATGCTGCTGATGCTCCAACAGCATAAGTAATTTTTATTGCATTTTGTCTTTCTGTAATAGCTGGATAAGAAACTCCATCAGCGAGTTCTATTCTAAGTGGTGCAGAATACGCATCAAATTCATAATTTGCACCACCCCAAACAACAAAACTATTTGTAGAATCATAATATTCTATTTTTGTAATTGCAGCATCACCAGAATTTAGAGTTGGAGAAAAATATAATTCTTTTGATTCTTCCCATTTGTCGCAAAATTGCACCACATCCGTATCCATTAAAAGTAAATTGCAATAGTTGTTTATCGTCTGTGTTGCTGCTAAACATAAAGAATCTATGTAAGTGTCGTCATCTGTAAAATCAACTCGTAAATGTATTTTTGCTTCTGCCTTTGAATTTATCGGTGTTGAAGATTGTGTTGCAATGTATGCATTTCTTGCCATTTTATTAAGATTTTCTATTTAACATAATATTTTTTTCGTCCCTTTTTATCATAAAATTTCTTATCAAGAAAATCTCGCTAATTCTGTCTTCTCTGTCGTTCTAATATATCCTTATCAAAAGAATAATAAAACTCATTAGCCACTTCGCTACCGCCCTTAAAAGCGATTTTTAATTATTTTCTTGGTCTGTCAATTTCGGTAAAAATCTGGGGGTTTTTGCCCCCAAATTCTCGCCAAAATCTCTAAATCCTTACTTCAATTTATGCTGTCAAACTTGAAAAATAAGTAAATGATGCAGGTTGTGCAACTTGAAAATCTACTAAATTATTCAACACCAATCTAATTTGAGCATCTGCCGCATTGGTATAAGGGTCCACAATAATGTCAATGCCACCAAAAAAGCCAACATACAAATTGTTCCACGCTCCGAAATAACCATCACCAGTTGAACCTGGGTCGTTCGTACAACCATTTGTAAAATGAATCGGATAGCCATTAATCATTTGCTGATTGTAATTCATTCCGCTCATTGCAGGAGTAACACTTGCAACCTGTGCAGAAATTTTCAACTGAGCCAATAATTCAGGCGAACAAACATAAGCCAAATTGCCCTGCATTCCCTGTGCTAGTGCATTTGTTGCTTCTGCTGTAACTAAATCAGATAAAACACTAGATCCACTTACAAAAGATGATGCCTCTGTAAAAGTACCAATTCCCGTTGTTGCTCCTAATGAAGTTGGTGCATTTGTTGCTGTTCCTGTGCCAAAGATCGCTGCATCTAATGCTTGTGCAGTTGCTTTTCCTAGATCACTCATTACTGCAGATTCTGCTGATCCACCATTTTGTGCGAGTAATTCTTTTGATATATTCACAAAAGATGTAATTCTGCTTGGTGATAATGTAACACTACTAAAAACAGTACCGCCATCTGTTGCTGTTGCGTTTTCTGTTGCTGCCCATGCTACTGTTTGTGCTCCTGTAACGGGTATTCTTGCATCTGACATTAACCCTGTTAAGATAGTGCAACCTGCTCTATCGTATACACTTTCTTCTCTCAATGCTCCTACATACGCTTCAACAGAAGTCCCTGCAATAACACTTGTAAGATCTGTTCTTTTTTCCATCATTGAAGCAGGTATGCCAATTCCATTAATAGATTTGCCAACGCCTCTGGCTTCCGTAGTTGCTTCTTGTTGTACTTCTGCTTCAATACCATCTAAATTTCCGCCAAGTACACCTCTTATGTGCTTAAAGAACGAATATTTTGCTGTATCAATTGTTGAAGTTTTTACAACTTCACCACTTACGGATGCTGCATTTCTTAATTCCATTTCGATTTTTTCGGCTCTTTTGATTTTTACATCAAAGTCATCGCATTTTTGTAACAGAGAATCGACATCTGTTGTTTCGTCTGCATTCAATTCTCTTTTTTCGTCCTCAGCAGCAATTTGTATTGCTTCTAATTTTGAAATAGCATCCGAACGCAACTCTTTTAATTCTAAACTTTTCATGATTATTTTCTTTTTAATATATTAATTTTTAATTTCAATAAACTTCGTTTAATTTCATAATTGTTCTCCTTTTCTATTTTTTGTTTGTCCTTATGAACATAGTAACCTCGTTGTGCTACTGCTATATCGTCGGCATCGGGGTAAGCGGGTAAACTTACGGGGCTAACATCGTAAAGTCGTTTTACAGATTCGATTGTTCTTATTTCACCTAATGAATTATCTGTGCGCCAACTGTCTTTTTCAACTTGAAATGCAAAGCTACTCTGTGTTATATCACCTCTTTTCATACTGACTACAAGATCACGCCCTGCCGATGTGTCTGGAACTGATAAAATATATTTCAAACCCTTTTCAGTAGTTGATAATTTTAATGTTCCTGCTCCTGTTCTGCCGAGTATGTAATTCGGATCATGATTAAAATATGCCCTGACATCATTTGTGAGCACACTATCAAATGCACCCTTTTTTATTATTTCTCTAAAGCCCCCCAGATCTTCGCTGAGCATGTCATAAACTGCTGCATGCCCCTCAATCACATTTTTTTTGCCCTCTTTTTTTATTCTTGTTTCAATAGTATAAAATCTCTTTTCTCTTGTTTCACTACTTTTCCAAATCTTGCGATCCTTTTTTGTTAATGATTCTTCTTCTTCTTCTTCTTCAATCTCATCCTCAATTTCTTCGCCCTCATCTTCTTCTTCAATCTCATCCTCTAAATGCAGATCATTTTCTTCAATTGTTTCCTCATCGCCCTCATCTGGTCTGTCATCTTCTTTTACTTTAATGCCCTCAAATTCTTCGTCTTTTTCATATACCATTGTAATAGTTTCTTTGTCCTCGATTATTTCTTTTACATGTCTTTTATTTGTCATGGCTTTTTTGTTTTCAATTACTAAAATTCCAACACCGCTAAGCGATTCAATCACATCCGAATCATTATCGTAGTGTTTGTTTATTTTTAATTCTTTTATTTTTTTTAATTTTTCTTCTATGCTCCCGACTGCAAAAACATTTGCTGCTTTTATATTATTATCTTTTGCAAATTTTAATAACTCCTTATTTTCTTTGCGAGCAGAAATAATAAAAATTTCATTTTTACTTTTTAATTCTATATTGAGTTTGTTTAATCCATCTGTCGATGTTAATGTTCCATCATAATCAAAAGAAACTCTGCCCTGTATTTGTGATTCGCAAATTGCTAGTCTCTGTTTATCGTCATATTCTTGCATTACCTCATCTGCCATGCACCTACCAATAAATTCGTCATTTGTTTCATTTGTATTTTTTTTAGGAATCGGCATTAATTTAATTCGCCATTTGTGGCTTCTAATGTAACATCAATATTTTCGTCAACTGCTTCAACTTCGCCACCTACAATCTTTTCAACTGTTGTCATATTCATTTGCATAAATAAATTGTCACCATCTTCAACGCTATTCAAATTCTCTTTTCTTCTAACTTCGTTAATTGTCATCGCTCCAATATTTACCATTGTTCTGTAATAATCTGCCCGTTCTTTTGGGTTGCCCCTTAATAAAGCACTTACATTAAATTCAATATATAATTTGCCTTTTTCATTATTTCGGAAAAGCTTTGAATTGAACTCTGCTTCAATACCAGAAATGTAAGGCATTAAACTATACTGCACAAACTCCCTACTCTGTTCCTGAATGTTATTAAAACTTGACTTGCTTAAATCTCGTAAAAGGTGAGGTGGTATGTTAAAAATACGGGCTATTTCTTCAATACTGAATTGTCGTGATGCTAAAAATTGTGACGCTTCGTTGCTTAAGCTGATGGTATTGAACTTTAAGCCTTCTTCTAAAATTAAAGTTTTATTTGAATCATTGACTTGCGAGTAATTCTCATTAAAAGATTTTCGTAATCTGTCAATTGCTTCAGTACTTAAAGCCCTTTCCGTTTGAAGTACTCCGCTTACTTTTGCGCCATTATTAAAATAGGTGTTCCCGTATTTTTCTAATGCCATACCCCAACCAATAGCATTTGCACAAATATCAATTGGTGACAAACCCATGTAACCGTCTTTTGTAATTCCTTTGAAATGTAAAATATCTTCTGCTGCATAAACCTCACCTGCTAACTGATCTTCGTAAAAAATCACCTCATCCAAAACTTTCATATTAATTTTTTCTGCATCCAAAGGCAATAATTCAACAGGTAATGCCCCGCCATTCCTTATAATCTTAATATACGAATTGCCCCCCACGCATAAATCGTACATTATTTTTTGCAGGAATACATTTTTTGTCATGTATGGATTCGGCTGTCGGTGAATAAGGTCGTATATTTTATGGTCCGACCTTCTTTTTTTATCACCATCTTCGTTTGTTTCATTTACAAACAATGGTAATTGAGCAACTGATTCACTTAATATGCGAATAGCAGCCCAAACTGCCGAAAAAGTTAATGCTGTATTTTTATCTACATTGATTCCAGATGCAGATATGCCAAAGGAAGAAGGTACATAATCGCCAAATCCTCTTTTCTGACCTCGAAAAATAGATAAAAAGTTAGAAAGTAAACCCATAAGATTTTTATATTACTTGCAGTAATAGGCAAAAATAGGAAATAAAAAATAAAAAAAAGTGTAACTTAGTTTCGTTTCTTAATTCTTTTTGTCATTGAAACCCTAAACGAATCATAACTGCTATATTTTCTTTTGTTAAAAATACTTTTGTATTCCTTTTCTGTCACTTCGTATGCCTCAAAATTGGTCTTTGTTTCTTTACAATTCTTGTAAAATCTTTTCTCAAAGCCCTCTGGTGATAATAGTGCTAATATTTCAAATGGTAAACTCATAATGTTAGTATTCCCCGTTCATTGTAGATCGAATCGGCATCAGATTCATCGGTAAGCCATTCACCTAATGCCATAATTGTTGCGACAATGCCATCCACTTTTTCGCTTGATTTTTGTTTATTGACTTTTATATTTGCTGCTGCATCTGTTTGTATCTGAACATTTTGTAATTGCCACCTCAAAACAGGATTGTCCAAATGATTCAACTCCTTTCGTAATACCATCTTTTCAAATTCTTTTGTCGGTGCGCTCATGGACGCATAGCCCTGCCCAAATGGTGAAAGTTCAGCCCCATCATTTAAAAGATTCACCACCAAAGCACTACTGTTCCACCTGTCAAATGCAATAGATCTAATGTTATATTTTTCCCGTAATTCATTTATTTTTACTCTAATAAATTCATAATCCTGCACATCTCCATCGCTTACATTTAAAAATCCTTTTCGTTCCCATTCATTATATGGTAATCTGTCTTTCATAACTCTTGTATAAATTGCTTCTCTCGGACACCAAAAAAAAGGTAAAATTATAAACCCCTCATCCATCGGAAACCATAAAACTAAACTGCTTAAATCTCTTGTCGATGCCAAATCCAAGCCACCCCAACACTCTTTGCCTTCTAATTCTTTTATATCAAAATCTTTTTGATTCTCTAACCATATCGTATCGCTAATCCATTTTGAGTAACTACTTGTCCAGATGTTCAAATGTAATCGCTTAAAAGTATTTTCATAACTCACAATATCGATTGCTTTTTTTGCTTCTTTGATAAAATAATCTTTTTTTATACTTATTCCAAAATTCGGGTTTGCCTTTTTCCAAATTTTCATTTTAGTAATATCGTCATCCTCGTCTGCTGCATAAATTACAGGCAAAAAAGTTTCATTTTTTATAATTCCGTCTTTCACTTTTACTGCGTAATCATGGACTTCCCAACAAATATTGCCATCTGTTTTACTTGATCCTGCTGTTGTCATACTGAAAAATAAAGGTTGACTTCTTGCCGCTTGACTTGTAATCATCGTATCGTATAATTCTCTATTCGGTTGGGTATGCAGTTCGTCAAAAAAAACACCGTGAGCATTGTGTCCGTGTTGTAATTTTGCTTCACTACTCAAAACCTTATATGTATTTCCTTTGGCTTCATTTACAATGGAACTCCTAAACACCTTTGCCATGCTCTGTAATTTTGGATCTAATTGAATCATGTTTTTAGCCAAGTCAAAAATTATAGATGCTTGATTCCTGTCGCCTGCACAACTAAAAATTTCTGCGCCCCTTTCACTGTCTGCAAATAATAAATACAAAGCCAATGCCGCCCCCAAACTTGACTTGCCGTTTTTACGGGGTATTTCTACATAGCAAGTTCTGTATTTTCTTAAACCAGATTCTTTATGTTTCCATCCAAAAATTGGCATTATAATTTCTTCCTTTTGCCATTTTTCTAAAATAAATTTCTTACCTGTTAAATCGCCTTTTGAGTGATGTATAAAAGTTTCGATAAATTCAACTGCCCTGTTTGCTGAATCCTTATCAAAATAATATTTGCTCACCTTTTCCTTAATCAAAATAATTCTATTTGATTTGTGTTTTTTTGTTTTGCCTTTCCAACTATGTTATTATCTAACAAATAAAATGAAATATCTTTTGCTCTTGCAATATCGTCATTACAATCAATCGGTTTATCATTTTTAATTTCTTTTATAACAATAACATTTTTTAAATTATATTCACTTATTAAATTATCAAACTTACCGCCATAACTTGCAGTTAGAATTAAATTACTTGGTATTTCATCTATTCTTTTTACCCAATAGTTTAAACTTTTAGTATAAGCCCAAAATTCAATATCTTTATTTTTATTACAATAATCAAGCCACATATCAAAATACTTTTGCGAATAAAAATCACCGCTTGAATGTATTCTCACCGACTTACATTTTTCAGGTAATGGTGGTATTTCTTTTTTGCTTTGTTCAAAATTATTCCAACGGCTTGTTCTAACGCCTGGAAAACGCTCAGCACTTGCCGAATAACATTTATAGGCATTACTCTTATTATCCATTTTGCCTGTTTCTTTATCTACTTTTACTAAACATTCTTTAGCACTCGGACAAGTCCAACCTGTCGGCAAGTTCCATTCGTAAACAACTCCTGAATAATATTTTGTTTTTTTAGTGAACCCCATTACTCAAAGAAATTAAAGCTGTTATTGTTCTGAATTAATGTCGGTTGTGATATTGAACTCCGTGATGTAGGGGTGAATCCAAATTGAGTAGCAATTTTTAAAGCCCTTTCTAACGCATCATTTGCAATCTTTTGAAATGGAACTGCCTGTGCATGTTTTAATGATCCATCTTCATTTTTATAAATCTGAATTCGCCCCTTTTCTCGTAACATCATTTCTGTTTCAATATGCAAGCTGATAGCATTGCAATAAGCTTCAATTAATCGTAAATCAATTTGATGTAACATCTGTTTATTGTATAACTCTAAACATACTTTTTGCCATTCACCTTTGCCTATTTCTGACAACCAATTAGGTGGGTCAGGAATCTCGGGCACTAATGCAACCTGCATTTCATTCTCAACTATGCGACATGGCTTTATTGTTCCCTGTAATTCTTTAATCTTTGTAGGTATTTTTTTTCTGCCTTTCATTAAACTCCTTTTATTGGCACTTTTAAAATAGGGTTAAAATCAAAGCTTCGTTTGCTTTTCCTATCCCTTGTAATAATATCTTTGCCCCACTTTTTTTGTAACAGAAAAAATTGTTTCCTTTCTACTTCTACATTCCTGTATGCTGCACAACCACCTTTTATTGTTGCTTGTTCACAAACATAGTGGTACATATTTAATCGTAAATTTTTCCTGTATTTTTTCAATACCTGTAGTGTCATATCGTAATCCTCTTTCAAAAATATTTTTTCATCATATCTGAGTGGATTTGCATTGTGTGCTTGAAATGGTCCGCCTATATATGATGTCATTGCGAAGGGCGTGTATTCTCTGTAAGCCCCTTTGTCTGAAATACAATTTAAGCCCCAATATTTTACATTCAAATCTATTGCTAATTGTATACCCTCTGTAATCATATTATGCGCCTCTTCTGTATTTAATTTCTTTTCTACATTACAATTCCATCTGCCAAAATATTTCAAATCGTCATCTATTGTAATAATGTGATCACCCGTTGCATTGTCTAATATGTAATTCCATACCCTGGCTAAATTGCCTTGCACTTCATCTGGAATAACCCAGATTTTATCGTGAATAAGTGAATATGCTTCTGCCTCACTTTTACTGACTACATAAATTATGCTTGGTAGATATTTATGAGTTTTA